ACCGCACCCTGCGGCGCTGGTAAGCTGGATAAAGCACATCAACGCCGCCAACCGGTCAACATCGATGCACTGCACCCAGAGCTTATCTGCTGGATTGTGCCCGGCCTCGATCAGAACTTTCACAAGTGCCAACACCATGCCGCCCGCACCACAGGCCGGTTCGGCCAGGGTGATGAACGGCTGGTCGTCTAAGATCGATAGCTGTTCGTCACAGTTGATCCGGGCCATGAGCTCGGACAACTCAGGCGGGGTGAAAAACTGCCCTGCATCCTTGTTGGAAATCTCCAGCTCCATGTAGATCGGGCCGAGCACGTCACGCGGTTCTGCTTGTAGGGTGTTGATCAGACAAGCCAGCAAGAGTGGAAACTGCTGCTGATCCTCTGGTTTGTATGCCGCGATAATCAGAAGGTATTCCTCCTCGCGGGCCTGATCTTTGAAGAAACCGTTGTGCAGCGAACATGCTGCCATGGTCACGAAGTCCCGCCACACCTCATAGCGGTGTTTGTACGGAGCAAGTTGTTTGAAAGAACGAATGAAGGCCACACGGGCCTCCCGTGGGTCTAGGGGGGCCATAGCCTCGCCTCCTTGTTCGAAGGGGTTCGAGACTGGTCACACCAGTCTCAAGGACTGGTGCACGCCTAATAGAGACGTGGCGCTATCGTGCCAGAGATTGGGATTATGTCAAACTGCAGGTATCAGAAGATTGTGTAGTTCCTGTTCACATCGGCCTCTGGAATGCAAAAACCCTATAGTTTATTTAAGGTTATGGGATTCAGCCTTGAGGCTAGTTTTGAGACTGATTGCTTGGCCCTCTGGCCTAGTCCTGCAATGTATAGTTTATGGGAATATCCATTTTTGCCAAATCTGTCCTGTCGGGCATGGCCCATTGCGGATCTTGGTCAGGATCGCTGCCCCTGCAGTGCGACGTCCCCAAAGCGGAAATTGCTATAGCGCATGCGTTCAGTGTTAGCTATCCGTCGTTCTTTCCCTTGGTTCGCATCACAGACAGCAATCTCTGCTTCTTCAAAGCGGCCTTCTTCCTAACCCGTTTTTCTGGTTCGACCATTCTCGAATCACTGAAAAGCTTAGCATACGTCGCACTTATGTGATTCTGCAGATTTTCTGCGGCACTGTCATCAAACGAACCCAATCTGTAAACGTCACCTGACTTGGCCAGCATAGCTTCCTTATAGTAAGGACTGTTTGCAGCCCGATCGGTAAAGCGTTGTGGAACTTTTGACCAGTCTCTTAGCTTTAAGTCCATATAGAGAACACTTCTGAAAAAGTCGATAATTCGTGGTTCGCCAACGTCGTCAAGATTTCTATGCTTGAGTTGCATTTCCAATTTTTCAGACCCAAGAAAAATGAACATCAACCGTGCTAATTCTTTTGGCATATTGACCGAAATTTGTCTCGCCACCTGATTGTCCGAATATTCCTTGGGATAGAGCACAACATATCGCAGGCCATTCACGACGAGTTGTCGGTGTTTTACGAGGCTTGGAATCTGAATGAATGAAGCAAAGAAAACGTGTGCCCAACTGCGTAATACGGTGGCAAGATGACGGCGCTTTTCGACATCAGGTATCAGCTCACTGTTCTTTACCAAGCTACTGTACATAAACAACGACAACATGAATTTTTCGGAGTTATCCTTTGGAGTAGGGCGAAAAACCTCCTGCCGTCCCTCTGAATCACGCGGGATTTCCGCCTCTAGGATCTCATCTCTTTCTGCTTCAGTCAAAGGCGGTTCATTGAGCTGTGCCGCGAGATCATCAGCATACTTAACGCTATCCTCAAGGTTCATAGGGATAATTAGCTCATCTTCATTCTGGGTAAAATCAGTGAACTGTTCACCCAAAAGCTCGCTTGAGTGTCGAAGGTGCCTTTCTTGAACTAGGTTCAAAAGATTTGTATCGGCTCTCTCAAGCCCTGAATAGTATTCGAGTTCGTTCAGATAACTAAGGTATCTGCTTTCATCAGTTACCCACTCCCGGAACCCTGAATCTGCAGAAATGTGTTTGGCAGTGAAAAACTCCAAGAAAGCTCTAAATCTAAACGAAACCTTATCATCTGACCGCCTAGACATTAAAATACGAGCGTCCATCAAATTCGTGATGATTTCCTTGCTAGTGAACGGCAACCCAAAACTAGTTAGGTACTTCATGGTAAATTCGGACAATTTATCTTCAGTTAAAAGCTTGGATTCAAGTTTCAAGTGCAACGGTTGATCTGAAGGCCGCGAGTTCCTCGGCCATGGCTTCTTCCGGTGTTTTCCATCCAAGGGTCTTGCGGGGTCGCTGGTTCATCAGGCGAGCGACGTCGTTGAGCTCAGTTTGGCTGATGGTGCTCAGGTCGGTGCCCTTGGGGAAGAACTGTCGCAGCAGGCCGTTGGTGTTCTCGTTGCTGCCGCGTTGCCAGGGGGCGTGTGGATCGCAGAACCAGATGTCGATCTTCAGCCGCCGTGCGAGTTCCGGGTGGCAGGCCATCTCACTGCCACGGTCGTAAGTCATCGACTGGCGCAGTACGGCGGGCAGGCGTTTCATCTGGCGGGTAAACCCCTCCAGCGCCGCTTCGGCGGTGCAGCCGCGCATTTTGCTGAGAATAAGAAAGCGGGTCTTGCGCTCGACCACTGTGCCCACCGCTGAGCGGTTGAAAGCGCCCTTGATCAGGTCTCCTTCCCAGTGGCCTGGCACCAGACGGCCATCGATTTCCTCGGGACGGTGGATGATCCTCAATGATTCCGGGGCGATGGAGCCGCCCGCCAGCGTTGTTCGCCGCAGTCCGCGGGAAGGTTTGTGCTGTCGTAAGGCCGCGATCATCTCGGCCTTCAGCCCACCCCTTGGCTGCGCGTAGATCGCGGCATAGATCGTCTCATGGCTGATCAGGCGGGTCGGATCGTCGGGATGCATGGACTTGAGCCTGCACGCAATCTGCTCCGGAGACCAGCGCCGGTGGACCAGCTTGCCCTGCACCCAGTCATGCAGCCACCCACCCTTGACCAGCTTCAGTCGCCGTCCACACCGCTTGCGCAACACCCGGTACCGGTCCCCGCCACGTTGCGCGCAATACGGCTGGGCGGAGTCTCCCTCCGGACGGCCCCGCCGCAGTTCCCGCCCAATGGTCGAGGCGCTGCGCCCCAGCAATGCACCGATCGCCCCAAGGCTCGCCCCGCGCCGATGCTCCGCCGAAATCACGCCACGTTCCTCGCCGTTGAGGTGCTTGTATCGTCTGTCCATCGCAACATCCTATGCCCTGCGGGCTGTGGGTGTTGCACTTGAAACTTGAGCCTAAGCTCATGCCACGTGTATTGCGCTTGTGAAATTTGGTTTTCTTTGTCCGCCTGCAGGATAGCGAAATAGTTCCGTTCAGGTCAAGCAAAAGATTAGTAAATTGGAACTGCCGCTTTGCGAACACGCCGGTCAACGGCCTGCTTGGCCGCCAGGTCCTGGTAACGCCAATTGCTGGGAGCGTTACCTCCGATGTGCGCCGGACCTTGAACCCGCTGTTCGTCGAGGCGCTGATGGGTTGGCCCACCGGGTGGACCGGCTTCGCCTTTGTGGCAACGGCGTGGTCCCCTTGGTTGCGGCGCATGCGCTGCGAACTCTCGCGGCTGAACTGCTGGCCGATGGATGACGCCGCCGCATGAAGCAGTCGCGCGCCATGTCCTTGGTCGAGTCCATCGCCAACGTGATCGTCGGCTACGGCGTTGCGGTCGTGACGCAGATCCTGATCTTCCCGATCTTCGGGCTCCACACGACACTGGCGCAGAACCTGAAGATGGGCGCCATTTTCTCATTCGTGAGCATCGCCCGTTCCTTCGCCTTGCGGCGGCTGTTCGAGACGATCCGGGCACGGAGATCTTGAGGCTTCCAAGACTACAATCTCGGTGTCCTCAATGACATTGATGCATTAGGCTCGGACTCACGGGGAGGTTGCGACCAAGATGGCAGGTGGACAGGATCACTGGGACGAGGTCTACGGCGCGCGCTCGGAAGATGAACTGACATGGTTCGAAGCGACGCCGTCAGTGTCGCTCTATCTCGTCCGAACCCATCTTCATCCCGGCGAAGCGTTCATCGACATCGGCGCTGGCGCGTCGCGGCTCGTGGACGCGCTGCTCGAGGCGGGTCTCGGCCCTCTCACTGTGCTTGATCTTTCCGGGGCTGCATTGGCTGTCAGCAGGCGGCGTCTCGGCCCGCAAGGTAGCGACGTGACATGGATCGAAGCGGACATCGCGACGTGGGTGCCTGAACGGGACTATGCGGTCTGGCACGACCGCGCGGTGTTTCACTTTCTGATCCGGGCCGAGGATCGCGCCGGTTACGCGCGCGCGATGTCCGAGGCCCTCCGTCCGGGTGGGATCGCGATCATCGCAACCTTCGCCGATGACGGGCCCGAAAAGTGCTCGGGGTTGCCGATTGCGCGCTACGCGCCGGAGGATCTGGCGCGGGAACTCGCGCGCCTGCTGCCGGGCCAGTTCGAGACCATCGATGCCAGACGACACATGCACATCACGCCGAAGGGTAACCGGCAGAGCTTTCAGTACAGCGTGTTTCGGAAGACGGTCCCCTGAGAGGAAAACCGCCGCCCCAATGGGACGGCGGTCATCATTTTGCCGGGCATGGATGCGTCAGGCGGCGGGGAGTTTGTAAACGCGCCCCCGATCCTCGACCTTCTCCGAGGTGACGTCGAGGCCCAGCTTCTTCTTCAGCGCGCCGGACATCGCGCCCCGGACCGTGTGAGATGCCCAATTGAGCGCAGCTCTGATCTCCTCGATGGTCGCGCCGTCTGGCGCGCGTAGCATGGCGATCAGCGTTGCCTGCTTGGTGCCCTCGCGCGGGGTGCGCGCCTTGGGCGCGGGCTCCTCGGTCGGCGCGTCCGCCGCGCCCGCAGGCGCGGTGTTCGCGTCCTCGGGCTCGACGCCGATGGCGGCGAGGCCTGCGGCGGTGGCGATCAGCGTGACGCCATGGCCGTCGCCGGTCTCGCGCCAGACGGGCTCGCCCTTGCGCATGTCGGCCTCGGCCTCTTCGAGGAAGCCCTTGGCGAGCATCGCGCCGACCACCTTGGTGGCGGCTCCACCGCGCAGGCTGTCGGGCAGTGGCAAGGCAAAGCGGTCCTCGTGCTGAGCTGCGCGGGACAGGATGATCGTCTGGGTATCGGAAAGTTTGGTCATAGGGTCGTCTCCGTGTTCGGACCGCGACCGTCGCGGTCTTCTACGACCCCAAGCCGCGCAGTGCGCGGCCGGAGTTCGGGCGTACGCCCGAGGTCAGATCAGCCCAAGTTCGTGCAAGAGCGCTGCGGCGGCGGGCAGTTGGTCGGTGGCGACGTCGATGGCGATGGTCATGCTGTCGGCGGTGAGGCGCGCGGGAATGTCGGCTTCCTCGCGGAGCGATGCTGCGATCTCGTCAAGGACGACGGGGACTCGGCTGGTGTCCCAAGGCTCGTTCAGGCTGCGAATGGCGATGCGGATGGTGCTGGCTTCCATGGTGTTTGCTCCTTTCATTCCGCGTGCTCGCCCTCGCTGAAGGCGCTGTCGGTGATGCGCTTCAGGAGGTTGGCGTAATGCTCAAGGGTGCCGACATGGCCCCAGTTGATCTCGTCGGGGTGGGCGTTGAAGTGGTCGTCGCTGAGGCTTGCCAAGCGGGCGAGCATCTCGTCGATTTGGGCTTTCTTGCCGATGAAGGCGTTCAAGGCCGCCTCCTTGTTCCGCGCAGCCTTCTCGGCGCGCAGTTGGTGGCGGGGTGTGGTGATCGGGTTCAGGCGGGTCATCGTGGCGGCTCCGTGGTGAGTTGCATCGTTTTCTTGAGACAACGTTCGCTCTGCTTCGGAGGCTTATCAACTACATAAGCACATGAGTTTGAATGATAATCGGAGCGCACAATGGAGGGTCTGAGCGAGCGCCAGTATGCCGCCCGCGTTGGCCTCTCGCGCGGGGCAATCCAGAAGGCCAAGGCGACGGGGCGGCTGGTACTGCACGCCGATGGCAGCATCGACGCGGTGGCCAGCGACGCCCTGCGCGCTCAAGCCACGGATCCGTCGAAGACCCGCAAAACGCCGCAGCCAAAGCTCAAACCCGTCCCGGAGGCGGCGGTATCCGCCGTAGGCGAAACGCTGCGCGAACAGGGAATGGCAGCCCCGCCTGTCGGCAGCGGCACCACGTTCCTGCAGGCAAAGACAGCGAACGAAGTGCTGAAGGCGCAGGAACGCCGCCTCCGGCTGCAGAAGCTGAAAGGCGAGTTGATCGACCGGGCCCGCGCTCTGTCGCTGGTGTTTCGGCTGGCGCGGCAGGAACGCGACGTTTGGGTCAACTGGCCTGCACGGTCGGCGGCGTTGATGGCGGCGGATCTGGGTGTGGAGCCCGCGGTTATGCAGAAGGTTCTGGAGAAACATGTCCGTGCCCAGCTCGACGATCTTGCAGAGATCAAACCTGATCTCCGGTGATGATGCCTTTGATTTCGACGGCGCGACAGAGATCCTGCGTGCCTGGGGCGCAGGCCTCACGCCGGATCCAGACCTGACCGTGTCGGAATGGGCGGACCGGCACCGGATGCTCTCCGGTCGCGCATCGGCAGAACCGGGTCGGTATCGTACCGCCCGCACGCCCTACATGGGTGAGATCATGGACCGGCTGTCGCCCGGCGATCCAACACAGCGGATCGTGTTTATGAAGGCCGCGCAGGTCGGCGCGACCGAGGCCGGAAACAACTGGATCGGGTTCGCGATCCACCAGGCGCCGGGGCCGATGCTCGCAGTCCAGCCAACTGTGGAACTGGCGAAACGCAACTCGCGGCAGCGAATCGATCCGCTGATCGACGAGAGTCCGGAATTGCGCGAGCGGGTCAAACCGGCGCGATCCCGCGACGCCGGGAATACCATGCTGTCCAAGGAGTTCGCGGGCGGCATCCTGATCATGACGGGGGCAAACTCGGCGGTCGGGCTTCGCTCGACGCCCGCGCGTTACATCTTCCTCGATGAGGTTGATGCCTATCCGGCCTCCGCTGACGACGAAGGCGATCCGGTCACGCTGGCCGAAGCGCGGTCGCTGACATTTGCCCATCGGCGAAAGGTGTTCCTGGTCTCGACGCCGACGATCCGGGGGCTCAGCCGGATCGAGCGCGAGTTCGAGGCAAGCGACCAGCGCCGCTACTTCGTGCCGTGCCCTCACTGTGGCCACGCACAGTGGCTGAAATTCGACCGGCTGCGCTGGCAGAAAGGTCGCCCGGAGACGGCGGAATATCACTGCGAGGGCTGCGACACGCCCATCGCGGAACACCACAAGACGGCGATGCTGGAGGCAGGCGAATGGCGGGCGACCGCCGTCGCCGCCGATCCCGGCACAGTCGGCTATCACCTCTCAGCGCTCTATTCGCCGATCGGCTGGCTCAGTTGGGAGCGGATCGTGCGGGCATGGGACGCGGCGCAGGGGTCGGACGAGGCAATCAAGGCGTTCCGCAACACGATCCTCGGCGAGACATGGGTCGAAACCGGCGACGCACCGGACTGGCAACGGCTCTATGACCGGCGCGAACGCTGGAAACCGGGTATTGTACCTGCGGGTGGGCTGTTCCTGACGGCAGGCGGTGACGTCCAGAAAGACCGGATTGAGGTCGATGTCTGGGCCTGGGGTCGAGGGCTGGAAAGCTGGCTGGTCGATCACATCGTGATCGAGGGCGGACCGGACCGACATGAAGCCTGGGGCGACCTGACTGCGCTGTTGAACCGGACATGGCCGCATGAACGTGGCGCGCATTTGAAGATCGCGCGGCTCGCTATCGATACCGGATACGAGGCCCCGGCAGTCTATGGCTGGTCGCGGGCTCAAGGCTTCGCGCAGGTGGCCCCGGTGAAAGGCGTCGAAGGGTTCAATCGCGCGAGTCCGGTGTCCGGGCCGACCTATGTGGACGCGACCGAGGGCGGCAAACGTCTGCGGCGTGGCGCGCGCCTCTGGACCGTGGCTGTTTCGACATTCAAGGCAGAGACCTATCGGTTCCTGCGGCTCGAACGGCCGACCGACGAGGAACGTGCGGAAGGGGCACAAAGCCAGC